GTTCAACAATGGTGTCGTCACACCCGAGGGCGCATTGGTCAGCACAAAGGCATTATCCGATGGCACTTACAACGTGGTCGCATGGGACGGCACCGAAGGCACACCGCCAGCAGATGCAACGCTGACTGTCAGCAACAGCGGCAAGACTGGCTCACCAACCGGCGTTGTCTTCACCGTCAAGCTGCCCGCTACCCAAGTGCGCGTGTATCAGGTGGAGCGGATCACGCCAGATGATGAGGGCACATTTACAATAGAGGCAATGCACATGCCCGTGAACAGCTCCGGCATCCTTGAGGTTGCCGCTGGTTTTGACACCGCTGGCAACTGGAAGATCCAAGGCTGATGGCAACCACATTCCCCACCATTGAGCCAACAAGCCGCAGCTTCGCCGCACCAGCGTGGCAAACCACCACGCAGACTTCCCAGTCCGGCGTCATCACCCGCAGGTTATGGGGCAGCAGACCCAGCCGCGCCACGCTTAGCCTGCAGTTCAACAACATCAGCGACACGAACACTTCCGCGATCCTTGACGCATACAACACCGCCAAGGGTTCTGTCGATAGCCTCACGCTGCCGGACATCCTGTTCAATGGCGCCGATGGCACGCTTAAGACATGGCTTGACGGCAGCGCAACAGGCGCCGGGCTGCTTTGGTGCTTCACCGAGGGTTCGCCGCCGCAAGTTGAAAGCGTCGCGCCAGGTAGATCCAATGTGACTGTCAGCTTGACCGCAGAGCTTAGAATGAGCTAAAAGGATTCGATGATGGCTGTCAAGACAAGCGCTACTGCTGAACTCAGGCTGGATGGTACAGCCATCGCCAAAGTGCGCGATGTATCGATTACATTCGCAAGGGATGCGCTTGAAACAACTGGCATCGGCCAGAACGATCGCACTTACGCATACGGTATCCGTGGCACAAGCGGCAGCGGTACTTTGCTGTATGACGCAGCCGATACAGCAACCCGTGCGGTAATCAACAGGCTGCTGAGCGATTCAACCTCAACCAATAGCATTTCGATGGTGCTCGACACCTCGACATCTGATGGCACGATTACGGGCGACGCTTTGATCACACAAGCTGGCACAAGCGTCAGCGTGGGTGATCTGGTCAGCATTCCGATTTCGTTCACGTTCAGCGGCAAACCTAGCGGTAGTTACTGATGGCAGTCCTCGGTAGCGGCGGCGTTCTTGACATCAGTCGGGAAATTCCTGATGCGATGGCGCTGACTGCTGCGCGGTTGAACGCTGACAGCATCTCACTTGCCAATCAGGCTTACTGGGCCGGTGACCGCATCATCATCGCTGCTGCTGGTGGCGTTCCGTTTGATGTCAACGGCGACGGCTATGCTGACTGCCCCGATGGTCACGGCTTTTACGCAGGTTCCAGCTGGGTGCTTGGCCCCAGTCGCAGCAGCTTAGGCGCTGCTGCGTATGTATCCGGTGGGGATTCTGGTGCGTTCTACAACACCGCATCGACCACTGGCCTGACCACACAGGTCGACGGCTACATGAGTCGCGATGTGCTGGATCGCATCAAGCTGTGGACAACCGAGGGCGCCGCGCATTCTGAAACTGGTACGGAAAAACCGCTGGTCACCGTCAAGCCGTCAAATTTCATCATCGCGCATTACGACAACGACTCCACCTACACCAGCGCAATTGATGCTGCCGCCAACGCAATCCAGCCGTTGACGTTGTCTGATTCTGAGCAGCGCCTTGAATCGGTCATTACGCTGCCCACTGGCTTCAATGTGGTGTGCGAAAACCGCGACTGGAAGCTGCAATGCGATCTTGAAGAATGGGTGATGAGCATCGACGCCAGCAACCTCGACACCACCGCGATCGGCGAAACCTTCGGCGAGCACGTCAAATCACTGGTGCGTGGCGCCGGCAGCCTGCAATTCCTGGCTGAACACAGCAGCGTCGATACTGAGCAAGACGGCTTGGCATTCCTCAGACTAGTGCTGCTCACGCAGAATCAATGCAACACCAAGGCTCGATTCCACATCTACAAAAATCGCTCAGCGCCATCACCACGCATCGATGGATCGGTTTACTACGAGTGCGACATCCTCCTAACCAACACCCGTTTGAACACCCGCGCCACTGAAGTCATCGCTGGTACGGCTGACTTCGTTGCTACATCAGAGATCAAGCTCAAGGTAGCTGCCTAGTTCGGCGGTTGCTACGATGGCAACATGTAGAGCTAAAAAAGCGTGGCGAGTCTGGAATTTGCCGGTGACAGTGGTTCGCTGAGCGACATCAACGCAACCCAGGGTGAGTTCCGCGCTCAGATCGCGGCGCTGAATGACATGATGCGTCAGATCGCAGGCAATGCCGCGATCTCTGCTGGCGACTCCGCTCAAGCTGATCCACTCAACGCTCCATTCACGCTTTACGTCAACCCTTACACCGGCAGCGATGAGTTTGTTGGTGGTGCGTACAACGATTACGAAGAGGGCGTTACGCAGGCTGAGATCATTGCATCCAAGCTGAAGCGCCTCGAAAAGCAACGCCTGACGTGTGGTTTCACGCCGCAGCGTCCGTTCAAGACGATCAACCGCGCCGTCATCGAAGCGGCGATCATCACATCCAAAGACTGGTACACGATCACCGACCCTGCTGCTCATGTGGATTGCGTGAGCATCGTGCTCAGCACTGGCGTCCACACGTTGTACAACGATCCTGGACAGGCCAGCACTAGCATCGCAAGCTGGGGGGTCTCAAAAATTCCCGACAGCACCGAGCTGATCAAGTTCAACCCTGTCACTGTTGGCGGTGTACTGCTGCCTCGTGGTTGCAGCCTGTGTGGCCCGGATCTGCGCAAGACCACCATCCGCCCCAACTGGGTGCCTGCTGTTGCTGATGAAGCGGCGGATTACAGCAACCGCCGAGGGATGCTGAAGATCACCGGAACCGGCTACTTCTTCGGTTTCACTTTTATGGACAAGATTGGCCTTGCGGCCAGTCATCATCTGCTGGACCCTTATCAATTCGCCAGCAAGGCGGAGCTTGATGACTTCTACGCCAAAACCTTCAGCGCCGTTGGCTCTGGCGCAGATCTTGGCTCTGCGCTGACCGTCACACGCGGCACCGAGTACCAAATCGTCGGTCCGATTGACCGCACCCAAGCGCCCACCAGCGCATGGGACACGACTGCCTCTGCGTCGCCGTACATCTTCAATTGCTCGGTGCGATCCGACTACGGCATGGGCGGTGCGTTCATGGATGGCTCCAAGGTCGAGGGCCTGAAGTCCATGGTTTGCGCCAACTTCACTGGTGTGAGCCTGCAGAAAGACATGAGCTGCTGGCAGATTTACAACGGCAGCACGTGGGTGCAACCAACCTATGAGCAATACATCGCGGCAGATCCCGACAATACGCGCATGAATCCAGCGCGGCTCAGTCGTCACATCAGCGCAATCAACGATGCTTTCATCCAAGAGGTGTCAGTCTTCGCCATCGGCCAAGGCACGCATCATTTCACTGACCTGGGCGGCGAAATTACAGTCACCAACAGCAACAGTAGCTTCGGTGGTTGTGCTGCAGTCAGCCAGGGCTACAAAACATTTGCGTTTCCGCAGGATAAGGACTGGAGCGTTGCAAGCATTAAGGTTCCGCTGAATGTCAGCGAAAAGGCCGGTAACATTCGACGCTTTTACCTCGGCACGGTTTCTGCTGTAACAAGTAGCAAGATCACGCTTAGCTCCGCTCTCGCAATCAGCCCTGATAGTTCCACTGTTCCGGCAATTTTGCTAGCCGATGGTTACACATTAAAAAGCGGCACCAAGGTCTGGGTTGAGAACTCAATCGGTGAAGATTGGCAAGCCAGCTTGACTTCTTCGGCGTGGTCCGATGCAGATCCTGACGAGATCAACATCAGTGGGCAGCTAACGGAATCCGATACCGGCACTCCAGTTGGCACCAATCCAAGCACTGGCGCAAGTCTTGCGATCGGTCGCCGCGTTTACATCAGGCGGTTGGTTGATACGCGCACACCTTCAGAACGCCGCGTTTCGTTGCAGCTCAGCAACACCAGCAGCACACGATTGCCAGAGCGTAATTTTGTTATCCAAACCGATCCGACACGTGCGGGTGGCGCAATTGATAACGAATTTGCCGCAGGTGGCTCGGAAGTGTTTGTCGTCGGCACTACTGGTGTTGGCAGTACAACCGGTGTATCGACTGCCGCAGAAATCACCCTGCGACGTTCAGCTGCTGACATCACCTATCGCAGCGGTGGTGATACCTATTACCGCGCTGGCACGATTGTTAAGCACAGCAACAAACACTACCAAGCAATTGTTGATCATGTTGCTACAACCACAAACCCAGATGCTGACTACTGGGGCGAGACTTTCGTTCACATGCCATCGGCTTACAACGCAGAAGATGAAAGGAAGAACCAAGAGCCAATTATCGTTTTTGATACCGACACCGATGCTGATGCCAGCAGCGTTGATCTTGGGATTAACTTCACCACTATTTGGACATCATCCGGCAGCGTACTAGATCAATACCGATCTGGGACTGATTACCTAGGTGTTTACGCTTTCTTGATTGCGCTTGGATTTAGTTCAGCCAATGCTCACGCTTCGTTGGTGCCTCAAGCTGCAGCAACCCGCGAGCTTGATCCAGCTAGTGACCTTACCGGTGTCCCATCTGGTGGTGCAGCTTCTGGGCTTGGTAACTGGGCTGTTGAGTTCCGCCGCGCTAGTACGCTAAGGCTTTATGGCCACGCTTGGGAATGGGCAGGATTCCTTAACTACTCAAAAGCAATTCCCGCAGCGCAGAAAGAACTCGGTCCGCAAAACAAATTTACCTATTATTTCACCAATGTTGCAGGCGGGCGAGTCGTACCGCAAGGCAGCAACGAAGATGGATTCAACATCTCGCCGCGTGGTCTTGAAGACATCGAAACTGGTGCAATAATTGACATCAATAGCATCGGCGCTGCAAGCATTGACGATGCGCAGGAGAATTTCTTCAATGAATTAACTGTCGGCAATTTAACAGTTGAGGCTACTGCAACAATCAACACCTTAACGATTGACGGTACGTTTAGCTTTCCCAATTTACCGGAATACACAGACCCAACTAGCACTGATGTGTTGCCGATTGTAGATGGCAATACAGATGTAACCAAAAAGGTCAGCATTGCTGACTTGATGGAAAACGCAGGTTCGGGTACAGCTTCAGCGCCTGGCGTTGCATTTGATGGTGACAGCAACACCGGCATCTTTCGGCCCGGTGCGGATGAGCTAGGCATTGCGACTGGTGGCACGGAACAAGCACGTTTTACCGGTGGCTACATGCGACTTGCATCCGGCACTGGTGGCATCCAGTTCAACGGCGACACCGCAGCGGCTAATGCGCTGGATGACTATGAATCTGGTGGTTGGGTCTTTGAGTTGTATTCAGGAACAACCTTGGTATGCGATTCACTCAACTCATCACAACTGAGTCTGCCCCGGTACACAAAGGTTGGTAATCTTGTCACTGTGTTTGTGTCTGGACGGGCAAGCGTCTTCAACCCAATCCCTGGGCCTTATGCAATGAATCTTCCATTTGTCCCAGCTCAGATAGGTGATGCCAACCAAAAAGGTCGTCAAGCTGTTGGCACGATCCAAACTACTGGTGGCGGAGCGGGTTGGCCTAGCGCAACAACTTATTTCGTATTGATAGTGCCGGATGCCAACGGTCGATACAAAATCGGCGGATCAGACGGCAGTCCACTTGATTCCAGCGCCCCAGACTTTACGTCTGCAAGTGCTCTAGATATGCACATTGAGTTTACTTACTTGTCTCCGTAGCAAACCCAAGCCCGCAACGGCTTAAAACTACGCCCCATCAGCTTTTTGCATCACATGAGCCTCGCCAAAGAAACCGTTGTTGACAAAATCGAGGTGCTGGAAAACGGCATCATCCAGGTGCGTTCAGCGATGCGCGTACTAGAGGATGGCGAGATCATCTCGCAGTCCTATCACCGTCATACGCTAGCGCCCGGTGATGACCTGACTGACGAAGACCCAAAGGTGGTGGCAGTCGCCAACGCTGCTTGGGACTAAACTGAACCAGGAGGCACCAGAGGCACCTGTGATTGAAATCTACGCAGCGATCCTGGGCGCCTCTATTGGCATTGCCGGGATGTCCGTATCGGGCTTCACCCGCCGCACCAACGAATCCCGCGAAGCAGTCATCCGCCTGACTGCAGCAGTCGAGAGCATCGCCGGCAAGCTCGAAGAATTGCATCAAGATATGAGGGAAGACCGCAGGACGATCTATTCAAGGCTTAACGAACACGGTAATCGAATTACTGTACTGGAAAACAAAGGGCGCTAGGATCAAGTCACGAGTCATCTGCATCCCATGCACATCGAAGAAATCCTGTCCAGCCCGATCACTTGGATCATCGTGGCCGCTGCGTCTGAGATCATCGCTTTGTCGCCGCTGCGTGACAACAGCGTCATCCAGCTGGTGTTTCATGCGTTGCGCTCGATCAAAGCAAAAAAGGGCTGACTCGCTGGCTGTGGCGGTTTGACTCACGGTCGCCGCTGCAGGATCTGCAGCGTGCGATCAACCGCCGCAAGTTCGAGGCGACGCTGAAGCCAAGGCTCGACGCTGAGATCGAGGACTGGCACAAAACCCAACCCCCCGCCATGCCGCCACCAGTGCGGCTTGATGACCTACACATCCGTGCTCCCTGGTTCGATGATCCGACTGATTGACCTGTTCAAGTACTACAAGAAGCTTGGGCATCAAGATGCCGCGATCCATGAACTGGAGCAAGCCATCAACGCTGCTGCCCCAGGCCTGCTTGCGCGTGATCAAGACTGGTATTCAACGTGGTCGTCAGCAGTCGAGGCGCCTGCCAGTTACGACAACGACTGGAATGGCATCATGGCTGCTGCTGCAGTTGCTGGCGCCAAGTTCCCTGAAGTCGTTGCAGCGCAATGGGCGCTTGAGTCAGGCTGGGGTAAGCACGTCTCAGGTCAACACAACTACTTCGGGCTTAAAGGTGGCGGCACATCCACCACCACACGCGAGTTCTTGGATGGGCAATGGGTCACCATCACCGATAGCTTCATCGACTTCCCGTCACTTGCCGCTTGCGTCGAGTACCTCGTGTCGCGTTGGTACAAGGATTACCAACAGCACAAAGGCGTGAACCGCGCTGATGATCGCAACGAATGCGCTCGGTTGCTGATCGCAGAAGGCTACGCAACCGATCCGAAATACGCCGAAAAGCTGATTGGCATCATGCAGTCGCAGCTCGGCAGCGAAGGGTTGATCCTTGATGTGCCTTATGAGTACCAACTTGACAACATGAGCGGCACCGGATACCGCGAATGTTTTAGCAGTTCCTGCGCAATGATCGCTCGGTATCACGGTCAAGTGGATTCCGATGATGAATACAACATCATCCGCGCACGATTCGGCGACACCACTGACGCGCAGGCCCAGGTCAAAGCGCTGCGGTCACTGGGCTTTGATGCACGGTTCCGCACCGATTGCTCAGCCGCAACACTCGAAGCCGAGATCGGCGCCGGTCGCCCTGTTGCTGTTGGCTGGTTGCATCAAGGCCGCGTCACGGCACCTACCGGCGGCGGACACTGGACTGTAGCGATCGGTTACACCGAAGACACGATCGTTCACAACGACCCGAATGGTGAAGCTGACATGAAGAACGGCGGCTACATCAGCAACCACATTTCTCGCGGTGCTCGCGTCGAGTACAGCCGTAAGAATTGGTTGCGACGCTGGGAGATCGACGGTCCGAATACAGGTTGGGCTATTCTGGTGAAGCCTGAATTTTGAATCGTGATTCTTAGCGATTGGCAAATCCGCTACTACGAACAGCTGGATGCGATTGTTGAACCGTTTGACCCTGAACTGCTCAACCCTGCCAGTATTGATGTAAGACTCGGCAATCACCTGATGATTGAGGTTGCCGATCAACGTGAGCTGGTCGAAATCGACATCAGCAAACGCACAGCGGAGCACCCATACTGGCTGCTGCCGAATGAGTTTTGCTTAGCAGAAACAATCGAAACATTCAACCTGCCACGATTTATCTCAGCGCAATTTGTATTGAAATCAAGCCGCGCACGCGAAGGGTATCAGCACCTCCTCGCTGGATTCTGTGATCCAGGTTGGCATGGCAGCAAACTCACGCTTGAACTCAAAAATGCACGCCGGTTTCATGATCTGCCGCTGTATCCTGGGCTGAAGATTGGCCAGATGGTGTTTCGTAAAATGTGTACATCGCCACTGAAGGATTACTCCGAAACTGGTAGATACAACAAAGACGTTAAGGTAACTGCAAGCAGGGGTTAACACAAGGTCTCAACGGCTACCGTGAGTGTGTCAGCTTGCGCACATTCAGGTGGCTGAGGAGTCAAGGCAATGCAGGCGAAGTTCTCTATGCAGGGAATCTTTGCCAATAAGTCAACTCACATTGATAAATGGTAGCTGGATGTGTGATCCAACCAAATGTCCAAGACGAGCACCGCAACAAGAGGACTCAACGTACCGCGTTGAAAAGCGCTACCTCAATATCGCAAAAATCATGTTCTTGAGTTCCGATTCCAACGGCCAAGACCCAGATGACTTCGCGGATAATTTTGCAGCAAGGCTTGAAGAGCTGACCGAAGAAATAGTAAATTTTGAAATCGAAGTCTACCCGTTAGAAGGCGGATTCATTGGACACGCAATTGAAGGCACAGAGCTGGTAACCAAACGCACCAGCAAGCACACTTTTAGAAAGAATATATTTGAGTTTTGGGATAGAAAGTGCGCTTACTGCGGCGAACACGCAGATACGCTTGATCACATTATCCCGCGACACAAGGGCGGCTTAACCGTTCGCAGCAACTTGGCAAGCTGCTGTCGGCGCTGTAATGGGTCCAAGGGCGCCGATGAAGTCTGGGAATGGTTCGAGAAGCAACCATTCTTTACGCAAGAGCGTGCTGATGCGATTC